ACTTGCACATCGTGAGGCAGTAACTGCTCGGCTAACTCGTAGTGATTCGTTCTCAGCCAGTTCACATACCAATCGAGTCCCTGACCGTGGTTCTCTACAAAGTCAATCAGTCGTGTCTCTAGACCTACTCTCTGGCATACCCATATTGCAGTAGAGTCGCCTATCCCTAAGTCCCAGGCTGCGTAAGTCTTGGCTAGTCCATCTACAGGTATGTCATGGAATCGCTCAGACGGTAGCTCATTGAGAAGTTGCCCGTAGTAACTTCCTTCAATGGCACTGTCAAAGGAACACTCAAACTCCTGTAAGTACTTATCGTCTCCCATCTCGGACTTGGCTGCATCGAGTTCAGTCTGAGGGATAAGACCTGTCTCGGACGCTCTGAACTCAAGCAAGGCCCAATCGTTATGCTGCTCTGCATGGTCTCTTAGGGTCTTAAAGTGGTTGTTTCCTTTGGGTGTTCCGAGGAATAACGCCCATCCCATCCTGTCTGATAAGGCCGGACGAACCACTTCCGACCAAATTTTAGGGTTCTGGTCGCCAAACTCGTCGAATACAACCCCATCAAAATACTGTCCTCTAAGAGAGTCTGGGTTATCAGACCCCGCAAGCTGGATGCGTCTGCCCCAGAAATCAACCCTAAGTTCTGCAATATTGGCAGTGGCGTTGAGGGGTTGGGTAAATTTGAGGAGGTAATCCCAGATAACTCGTTTGGTCTGAGAGTAGGTAGGACCGATGAACGCATATCTCGGAGCCTCCTTGTTGTTCTCTATCGCTGCTCGAATGAGATGGTTGACAGCACTTACCGACTTTCCCATCGTCTATGCGCGACAACAACAGCAAAACGCTTATCTGATAGCGCATTGTGGATCTTTAGCTGCTGCTCCCTTGGCGCATACGGTATGACTATTCGGGTTGCGCCCATGACACTTGCATTTGGACAGGTTGACCGTCAGTTCCCGTTACCTCTGTTCGCGCTAATTTAGGTATGTGGTACTCGATTGCTCTCAGATAGATGTCGCAAGCCTTCTCTGGGCTCTTCTGAGCCACTTCATCCAACCACATTGCGAACCTCGGAGCGTTCATCTCAGCCATTTTCGCAATAGCTTCTCTCACCGCAGCAGTGGACTTATTAGGCGAACCCTTTGGCCTCCCATTGCCAGCAGCCGGTGGAATCTTTTTCTCAGTATCTTCAGATTGTTTAGTGTCCATTCGTTGTTTGTTTGCAACAGATTACATACCTTCTTCATCTCTGCGACGAAGATACTCTAACACCGCAGGGCTTAGTAGACCTGCTCCAACTGTACCTATTCCGGCGAGCAAATTTGATTCGTCTTTTCTCATTGGATCGAACGCAGCAAACTTTGATCTGACTTGCTTTGATTCAAACGGAATGATGACTTGAGAAGGAGATCCACCTCCTTTTCCACTTATATCAAGAATACCGTCATAGCCTAGTTTTTTAAGCTCAGCAGTAACTTTGTCTGGGATTGATGTCCAAACATAAGAGTTTTTGCCTGATGCGACATCGCTTTCTAATTCGTTCACCCACTCTTTAGGAGTAAACCTAACATCTTTAGCCCATTCGTCGGGTCCGTATGGTTTCTTTACGGTCCTGTCTTTTTTGAAAGCCTCTTTCAGCGCAGGTATCACCGTAGACTGCAATACATCTGAATTTGACGTATCTAATGGGTTCTCAATCCTTGCCTTACCAACAAAAACGCCTTGTGCAGTTGTCCAAGGAGCGTTCTTTTGCGAAATACTTACAGGAAATCCTGCTGCTTTAAATACATCCGCAAGTTTTTCTTCATTCCCATACAGAGTGCCGGAGTCATGCCATATCTGGCGCAACGCGGTAATCGGGTTTCCTCTAGCTTCTTTGTTCAAATAGTAATCAAAAGTCTGGTCGCTTACTACTGAGGCGTTTGCTCTTTCTGGATGGAAAACAATCTCACCCGTTGCTTCCTCTGGGTTCGCATAACCAACCTGCCTTGCTTTTTTGGTAATTTCAGCCCTTTGTTCAGCGGGAAGAAAGTAAAAAGCCTTTTCAACCGGAATATCCGCTTTTCCTTTTAAGCCAATGTCTTTTGCGCTAACCGTAAAGTAGTTGCTTACATCCCCTTCGTCCTGAGCAAGCCTTGAAGTATCTCTTTTGCTAATCGCGTAATTGGACGCCATTTGCGTATCTGGAGTCCCATACGGCATAGGACCAGAAGTCGCACGTTTTGGATCGAATGATTTTCCTTCAAGCAAGCGATCAAGTCTTTCTGTGCCGTGATAAAAGTCCCTGTACCCCATTGCTGCGGCTCTCATTTCTGGGGTATTTGTTGCCAAAAGACCTAAACCGCCCTGCTCTACAGGAAGAGCAGCATTTCTTTGCGCCACTTGCAAAGCCAATTCTTGCGCTGTAGGACGTACAGACCTTTGCATGTTTGGCACAGCACTTATAAGTTGACCTGCTTTACCTGGAGCCTTGATAACACCAAGCCCAGCAGCAATCGGAGGAATGTTCGCTAGTGCCTGACCGGTTCTGTAACCCTCACCACCCTCGATAATCGGGGTCGCTCCAAACAAACCTCTTCCTACGTCAGCAGCCTCTTGGAATACCTGCATACCTGGGCCTTGACCGTAGCCAAGCAAAGAACTAGCTCCACGCGGCAACTGCTCCGGCAGCGGAGGCAAGAACTTCTCTTCGTCCAGCAGACCCTTTCTGCGCTTCACTTCTTGTTCCTCGCTGAAATAGCCTTTGCTTTTGACCTTGCATCTTCCTTACTACTCGCACCCCATGCCTTTAGGCTTAAAAGAAGTCTAGTAGGGCTACCATCAGGCTTGCGCTCTGGCCCTGGCATGTTACCCATCCTCGCTAGAAAACTCGCTCTGCGTGGGTTATCGCCACTCTTAACTGGAGCCTTCAGGTTAGAGCCAGGGTTAGCAGCCTCGTAAGACTTCCGACCCTTTTCATTCAGACCACCCTTAGCGTTCTTACCTTCTTTCCTAGTCCAAGCGGCAGTCATTTCTTTTTCTTCACACCAGCTTCAGAAAGCGCAATCGCACGAGCCTGGGCAGGGCTTTTTACAATCGGGCCACCTTTGCCTGAATGTAGCTTGCCAGCCTTGAACTCGTTGTAAACCTTACTGATTTTCTTCTCAGTCTTGGTCTTTTTCATTTCTTCCTCGCTGCTCTCATGTTATCCACAAGATTCGGGTAAGGTCTGCCAGCAGATGCGGCCATAGCCTTAGCGGACTTCTTCTCAGACTTGGAAAGAGGTTCACTCTTCCCCAGTTTCTTCGGTCTCGCCTTCTCCCATATCGCCTTCTTCATCGCCCATCTCCCAAGAAGCGCAAGACTTATCTGGCGCACACATAAAGTTCCACTGATGGCAATAACCCGCGCCTTCTGGCAGGCAATCTTCCATGTCCATGTCGAAGTATTCGCAATTGCCGCAACGCCTTTCTTGAGCCTGGCTTGCAGAGATACGCCACTTTGCGCCTAAATCTCTCCAGAACTGCGTATCGCCCTCTCGTTCAGGGCCATACATTGCCTTCTCTTTTGCGATTGCCTTGTTCTCTTCGTTCAAAGCCTCGTCTTGCGTTGGAAGCGGACAACTCTCGTCCTCTTCCTCGCCTTTGATGACGATCATGACTTTAGGGGAAAGCAAGCCTTTCATTTTTTAGCCTTTTGTGGTTGTAAAGGAATGCCTACTTTCCTGTCATACCTGATAGGTACAGGAGGCACTTTCATTCGGTAGGGAGACGGTAATGCTTTGCTATCCCTGGTTCGTTTTTCCACATCCATGCTGCTGCCTCCTTGATGTTCTTAGAGTCGTCCTTGCCCACCGTCTGACTGCCTGCGTGGTGAACGTAACTCCTTGAAACAAAATGCTTAAAGTCACATACCGTAAGTGTATGACAAAAGACGTTATCTGAAAACCAGTTGATCGGCGGAAACCTAACCGCTTGGAAGGCTTCCTTCGTGATGTAAGCAAAGATCGGCGCAATGACGCTCGTCTCTTTGATCGTCTGTTCTTCCGCCCACTTCATCCCGTGTCTTGCACCACCCTCGAACCGGATGTTCTGGGCTTCTAAGATATTGTCAGACCTCGCACCTAAAACACCGATCTTATGCCCCGCCTTCTGTAGATGCTCGGCATCCTCAAGAATGAGTCTATAGGAGTCTGGAGTCAGGCAGATGTCGTCGTTGGCAATGATGACTGCATCGTGGTATTGGAATGCGTCGTCCATGATCCGGTTGTAGGCATCACCAAAATTACCCGCCGAGTTGAGTACCCACTTGTAAATTCGTTCGTCCATTGTCTCGGTTCTGCTCGACAAATATATAGGCGCTTCTTTGGCGTATAGACGGATGCTCGACAACGTGATTTCAAGACTTGGACTCCCTACCGTACAAATGAGTATCGGAACTTTTTTCATACTCCGCCATCCTATGGTGAGCTACCACCTGAAAGTATTTGTTATCCATGAGGTTTTCTGTGCAAACATTAACCTCTAACCCGTGTTTGTCTGCGATGATCGGAAAGGACAGCTGATCCTGTAGCGTCCATTTCATCATCTCGATCCACCAATCTTGATTTGCTTGGGGATTGATGTAACTCCGCTTCCAACATAGAACCCCGCCAGCAATAAGACCTGAATCCTCCGGCCACCCCTGATCCCGATAGTGCTCGACCTGAGCCAAGATAGGTTGATCTCGATACTTAACCATGTCCCAACACTCTCCGGCCTCTTGGTAGATACAAGTCCTCCAGGGATGTTGGAATGCTGCCATCGTATCTCCGGCCTGGTCGATCATGTAAGAAACAAACTCAGGGCTTGTAATCCTTATCGACCCGTCTATCCAAATCACGTAGTCCTCAGCAAACTCTAGCTTGTCTGGGAATACCTTGAACCACTTGGCATCCATACGAGGATCTGAGAAGCGTCTGCTTGTGATGACTTGCTGCCATCCTTGAGGCCTCT